AACATGTATTTACCATAAGTAATGTCTTTGTACTGGTAATAGGTGGTGATATTTCCTCCTTTGATCCATACTTTGCCATTACTGGACTTGTACACTGAGGAGTCAAGGTCACTACAAGTAATGTACTCTCCGTCTACAGATAGTATAGGAAAATCAAACCTTATGTTCCCTGCTGAAGGTGTAGTGCTGACTAAAGACCATTTTTTCCCGTCAGTAGAAGACATAACAGTAAACCTAGAGTAAGCTAACAGTTCACTAGAGGTTTGAATAAACTCATAAAAAGGATAGTCCAGATTTGTCGTTACCTTTGTCCAAGAGCTGCCGTTATTTGACCGCCAGAGAGCAGCATGTCCAGTTACTTCATAACCTCCGGCAATCCATAGATTATTATAGGGAGTGTAACCATAAATGCAGGTACTAGAGTTATCAGTTACACTTGAACTAGTAGACCAAATTTTCCCATTATTAGAATAGTGGATAACTTTTGCTTGATAGTCATAACAGAACCACTTTCCATTAACATAAGCTAAATCATCTTGCGGATGTGAAGGTAAAGGCTCTGATATACTCTGCCAAGTAATTCCGTTATCTTCAGAGTAGAATGTCTCGTTAATAGTTTGAGCTACCCACACGTTACCGCCAAAGCATATTTTCTGTATTTGGTTATCATAGTCTGATGCTCCACTTCTTTTGAGACTTGTATCCTCCCAGTTTATTCCGTCAGTCGAGCGGATTATTATAGACCGTGTGCTATTCAGCGCTTTTCTAGCACACAGGAATACCCCATTAGCATAAACAAGAACTCTTTGTCTAGGGTTAGGAATAGCTCCAGTTGAATCAGGGTCAGCGCGAGGTGACAGCTGGCTGTTCGTTGTGTCATTGTCGGCTACAAACCAGCGCTTTCCGTCAATAGAGTAACACATCCGGTCAGAAACTTGACTACCTCCCGCATGAGGAACAGCTCCTACAAAAATACCATTTCCGTAAGTGATATGTTGTATTGTCAAAGTCATGTTTCCTCTAGTTAAAGTTCGACCTATTGCTCTGCGGTCTATTCCCGTAACATCAGGAGTAGTCATATCTGAAGCAGTTACTTCAACATCTCCTTCATTGTCAGGTGAAAGACCGTTTACTGTCCTTATATTACCCGCAGGGATACATTGCCATATTGACCCGTTGAAGATAATTCTGTCTCCCGGAGTATACGCAGTTGAACCTTCTCCCAAATCCTGAGTACCTCCTGTCCCAACTATGTATTCGTCTCCGAAAACACCTGTAGCTGTAGACCAGTTTTCGCCGTCAGGAGACCACCAAGAACCATTATCTGTAGGGAACACTACCCACGTTCCTGAGTAATACGCTATAGTTTGAACTCTATATCTATAATCAGAGAACTCACTTCCTGCTGACACTGCCTGTGACCAAGTTTTTCCGTCTTCTGAATAATAAACTCCGCTGTCGTGACTTACTGCTAACCAGACACCATCTGAATACATGACCTGTCGCATTGTAGCCAGAGTGCCTGTATAGGTACAGGAAGTCCAAGTTTTTCCGTCTTCTGACCAAGCAGCAAGTGTATTGTCAATGGTAACAACAAAAATACCGTTACCGTAAGCTATTGACCTTGTGGCGTCACTTGCATACTCAGTAGACTGTGACCACTGAGTACCATCTTCTGACCACCATATTCCGTAATTACTTGTAGTAACCCATATACCGGAAGCAAAAATAACATTATAGTGACTGGTAGAACTTGTACCAGTTGCTTTCGTCCAAGAATTACCATCGTCTTCAGAGTACCAGAGACCATTCTCTTCACTACAGGCAACCCATTTTGCATCTGCAAAAAGAACTTTATTGAAGCTGATTGAGTCAACAGATGAACTTTGTGTCCAGTTTTTACCGTCAAGTGAGTAACATATTCCATGCTGAGCAGAACAGGCAATCCATACTCCGTCAGCAAACTGTATATCCATGAAAGTCCATAATTGCATGGAAGTTGTACTCATAGGAGTCCAAGTTTTTCTGTCGGTTGACCAGTAAAGCCCGTGATCTAAAGCTCCGACTACAGTAATATTTCCGTCAGTTGCAGCACACAGGAAATTATAGTAGGATGCTCCTGAAGGAGATATATCTTCCCATGCTTTGCCGTCAGTTGAACCCCATAACCCGTGTGACTCCGCTCCTGCTATAAAATGTAAAGCTCCGCTTGCTGTAGTCAGAAGTGAAGTAAAAGTGTAACCTTTAATTGCCCTGTCAGGAGAAAGTTTAGGACTGTCTGTCTGAGCGTTCCACGCTCCTTTATATTCTACTACAGATAAAGGAAGCTGAGAGTATGGTATGCGCCCATTCTCATCAAGAGTTGCAATTCCGTAAGGCTTTCCCAGATATTGAAGGAAAGAAGAGAGCATAGTAGTAAGTAAATCTACAACTTTATTCAGATTATAAGATATGCGTCCGAACATGTGGTTTACAAGCATACGAGGCAGAACACTTACTACACTTCTGAATCCTTTTGCACTTACGGAATAGTTAATCTTCAGCAGGTTTATATCTGCTATAGGAATGTTATTGTGTTGATTATAGTCATATGTGCTTACACCATTGACTATATCGTGACTATAAGCGTAATCGTCATAAGCAAAATTAGCCATTTTATTCTGTGCTAGTTTTTGTCCTAAATTAAACAGAGGCTCTAGGGTTTCCCTGAAAGACATACATTTATCTCCTTATGTTGTAGTATATCCGAACTTTTCCTTCAGATAACTTATTATATCTGATATTGATGCTTTTGTCTGCTTTCTAGCTGAAAAAGCTCCGGCATTACTGCTTCCGGCAAGCCATTTGTTCAGTTGTGGAACATACAGAGTAGTATTGAAGTTACTGCTGCCTTCAGTCTCTGCTTGCTTCCACTTTTTACCGTCTATTGAATACCATACTCCGTCAGTTGAACTTGTTATCATCCACATCCCGTCTGCATAAGTTACTGAAGTTACATTAAAATAAGGTATTGAAGTTGTCGGAAGCTGAGCCCAGTTTTTACCATCAGTTGAACTGTAAAGTCCATTAGCTCCTGCCAGATAAAGTCCGTCATGATATGCTATAGTACGGTAGGCTCCGCCTGATGTACCTGTTCCCTTTGTCCAAGAAGTTCCGTCAGTTGACCACCAGATACCTCTTCCGTCACTTCCGGCTAACCAAAGAGAATCTTCTTCATTATACATAATAAAGCGAAAAGTAGCTGTTTGAAAACTGGAATCTGAACTGGTACAGTGTGTCCATATTACAGCAGGAGTTGATGAACACTTAAGTATTCCATGTTGATATGTTCCTGTTAAGACTATTGTACCTACACAACATAAATACGGCACTGCATAACTAGAAATACTGGAGTCTGCTGTATTGCATTGCTCCCAGTTTTTACCGTCAGAAGAACGTAAAATGCCTTTTCCGTTTGTTCCGGCAAACCATTCCTGTCTGGAAGCAGAATAAATAATGTAATTACAAGGTGTGTTTGTTATATCTGCTGTACCTAAAGTCCACCTTACACCGTCTTCGCTCCATGTCGGAAGTACAGAGCCACTTCCAGCAACAAGCAGAGTACCATTTGAAGCAACCATATAAAATATATTAGAAGTACGGTCAGGCGACTGCTTCCACGTTACTCCATCCTCAGAATAATAATAGCCTCTATTTGCCAGACCAATACACTTATTAAAGGCATACGCAAACTTGTTAAATTGTGTAATAAAAGGAAGATTTATCTGATGAACTGTCTCAAAATCAGTAGAGTACCACATTCCATAGAAGGTGGCACCTGCTAAAGTAATGCTCGGTGTAGCACAAAGACAATACTGGTCAAACCTCATGGAAGCAGTTTCTCCGGGTAACTGTGACCAGTTTTTACCGTCAGAAGATACCCACAGACCTGCATTGTAGCCTCCGGCAATCCACTTCTTCTGAAGTTCTGAAGTTGTTACTGACACTGTGTAAAACGTATTTGCCCTGCTTAAACCCTGAGTCCAGTTTACTCCGTCTTCCGTCCACCAAAGTCCTCTGGTACTTCCTCCAACAACTGCAAAGTTACCGTCAACTTCTATGTAGTAGAAATAAGTACTGGGAGTGGTTTCACTTCTAGTCCAAGTAACTCCTGAATCACTGGAATACCACATTCCATTTGAAGCAGAAGCAATGAGCCTTCCGTTGTTGAGTTGTTTAATTGAATTAAAGTTTAAAGAAGATGTATCGCCAGTTATCTGTGTCCAGTTTACAGCATCCAGAGAAGCCCATAAACCATGCGCTTCAGAACATGCTATCCACTTTCCTGTAGAAAGATAAATTATCTCCCTGAACCTGTAAGTGGAAGTTACACCTGTAGCCTGAGTCCATGTGTCTCCGTCTCCATCGTCTGAGTACCATAATCCGGTATTAGAATTAGAAGCAACAAAAGTATCACCATAACTTCCTCCTGAACAGATATAATTATACTCCCCGACGTTCGTTCCTCCGACCTGCACCCAGTCATCTTTACCGTTCCAAGCCTTCCATATTCCACAGTAACTTCCTGCTGCAAACCAGTGATCATTTATGTCATCCCATATAATGTATCTAAAAGAATTAGTTGTTTGATTCGTCTGTGTCCACGTAAGTCCATCGTCTGACCACCATATTCCATATCCTTCTACGGAAGCCATGTACATGTTATTACGGAAGAAAATGCACTGTATTTTAAACTTCTCAGTACAAGTTCCCTGAATATATTTTGTTTCCAGAGGATATGGTAAATCTGCTTCTACATCGTCTCCGTACAGAACAACATTTCTATCAACTCCCGGAGTTTTATGATTTACTGTATCTACATTACCGGAAGCAATTTTTTCCCATACACTTCCATTGTAAATAACCTGATCTCCTGCAAAATACTTAACTCCTCCCTGCGTTCCTGCTACAGAAACAAGGTACATATCTCCTTTCTCTTTAGCCACTGTACTTAAATCTGGTGTATTAGTTGAAGCGTTCCACGCTCCTCTGTAATTTATTACGTCTTCCGGTATCTGACTCTCCGGCACTCTTCCATTCGAGCCAAGCGAAGCTATCCCCGTACCGTTCTGTAGAGAATCTTGAATTAAAGCAACAAGTACCTGTACCGTATCTATAACTTTATTAAGGTTGAAAGAGCTTCTTCCGAAAAAATGATTTATAAGATTACGTGCAAGAGAAGCAGACTGACTTCTCTCTCCCTTAGTGAGAACTCTTGTATTAGTGGCAGTTGCTTCTTCCGTAGCTTCCGGGATACTGTTACCTTTATTTTCATTCGTTGCTACTACGTCCGTGACGTAAGCATCCTGTGTATATGCAAAAGAAACAACCTTATTGCTTTTAAGTGAAGTAAGCTTAGCTGTAAGTTGTGTGAAAACATCAAGTAAAGCCATTTCTATTCCTCCATAACCATAACAAACTGAGGAAACTTCATTGTTACAAGGTAATTAAGAAGCTCCAAACGTTGTTGTTGTGACGTGACAACTACTTCATTTACTCTATAAGTAACAGTAAACGATACTGTCTCTAAGTTTTTTTCGATACTTACTATTGTAACAAAACCGCAGGGACATATTGTTTCTACCATTTGCACAAAAGACTTTATATTCACTCCATTGTAACGTATGTACTGCATTACCTTAAAGAGTTCAAAGAACATGGCATAGCTTATGGGAGTTACTCTGGAAGTTCCGTCCCATAGATAAAGGAAATTATTACCGTAAAAATCAGTATAAGCTTCATCTAAAGGTGGAGAAGGGAGCACAGCAGAAGGCTTAACATTCCCGTTATTGTCAAGAACATCATCAGGTGTACTGGAAGAAGCTATATATCCTTCAACACTTTCGTCCCCTACCATACTGCTCTTTAAATCATCTGTAGACAGTAAGTTAATGTCAGAAGGATAATCGTCCTGTTCAGTGTGCACAAAGTCAAATCCTTCTGTTTCTCTGCTTAAAAGTCCTCTTTCTGATCTTTCCTGTCCGTTTACTTTATTGCTTTCCGTAAACCTCAGAATACCATATCCTGTCTCAGTGCTTAAGTTAGCTAAATGTACACCTGCAAAAGCTCCTAAACCATAAGCTACATCAGGAGGCATTGATTTCAGGTCAAACTGCATGTGCTTAAAGTTTGATAAAAAATCTTTAATGTCTTGACTTGCCAGATTTAAGAGATTATTAAGTCTTGTCAAATAATAACCGTTTATTTCTCCTCTCAAAAACCTGAAAAACTCTTTACTCAATTTAAGCCTCCGTTACAGTAACTGAAGTCAAATAAGGTATTTGCGAAGTCGGAACTGAAACATAGGGCACTGTTTCATTTCCTAAAACGAAATCTACGTTAAGTATTTCAACTCCAGCAATAGGAGATTCCTTTAATTTACTATAAAAATCCTCTTCTTTAACATAATCTTTATGCACATGCCCTCTGAAATTGTTGTACAAATAAGTTTGTATCTTTTCACGAGCTTCAGCTAACGTTAAAGTTACATCATCAAGTTTAATCGTAACTGAAGCTGCATAGTCACACCGAGTAAAAGGTATAATATACACATTATACTCTCCATTTACAAAAACATCGCTTCTGAAGCTTGTTTTAACTGCACCTAAAACATTTAATGTCGGATAAATACTACTTGAAGCCACAATTTCAGCAATTTCGTTTCGTGCTGAGCCTTCAAAAAATACAGCCATGTAGAAAGGTGGAATCGTGTAGCTTTCCTCTGTTAAAGGCGTGAAGGTATTGTTAAACAGGATTCTGGCATCAAATAAATAAGGGAGTCTCTTAAGTTTATCCTCAAGCTCTTTAATTGTAAACTGTCTTGTTGTGTCTGAAAGGATTCTGTTTCTAAACTCAATTAAAGTTTCTTCCGGTTCTCCTAAAAGATTACTGTTGTCAGAACAAGAAAATGTAAGTCCGTCTGGTACTACACCTCCGTCCCAAGTAACGTCAATCTTTTCCTGTGCTGTTACAGGAAATCTGCCTATCTTTTCAGACATAGCTATGTATTCTACAGAACTGCCTTGATTTATAGATTTATCTTCAAGCACTTCAAAGACAAATACAGTATCTTCATCTAAAGCATAACTGTACAGTCCACGCTGCAAAGCCATAGAAACTCTGTCTCCCGTGTTACTTACTGTAATAGCAAGACCTGAAGCTGACCCCAAAAGTCTTTCTGTTCCAACAAGAGTGGCTACGCTCTCAAGGTCTTCTTCTGAGCAGGAAGCCGGGTCGAACTTATTTCTTAAAACAACACATACATTATTTATTACTTCAAAGCCTTTAGATATTGCTTTAAGTAAGAGATAAATTATGTTCGTATTGCTTCTTGTTATTCTTCTCGGAGCAATAAGTTCATCAAACCAGTTGCACAGAGAAGTGAGAATAGTATCAAAAGTCTTAATTTCCATTATGCCACCGCCTGTAATGTGTATTTTAAGAACGAATTACCGTTAGCATCTGTAACTGTAGCAAAGTTTACCTGCACGGCAGGTGTTACTTTTGCTACAGCATTAGTAATATCTTCCATAAGTTGTACTACGTTTATCTCTTCAAGAATTGCTTCACTCCACCTTATGCCATCAGTAAGGTCAAGAGGGTCTAAGCCTTTCTGCCATATAGTTGCAAGAGCACATGCTTGTTCAGTGATGTCCTTTTCTTCAGTTAAAAGCTCTGCTCCAGTGATAATTTCATTATTGTTTTCATCTGTAGTTATGACAGGATAAATGTCTATTATGTTTGGAGAGATTACGTATTCTGTGCCGGAAGGTTGTCTTACGGCTTCCTTCGTATAAACCTTAACGTCCATACCCTGATTATACTTCGTATTTTACGAGCGGTCAAGGTACCGTTACATCTGACTGTCCTGCGTCCGTTATCTTTACTTTTACTTTTACAGGCGTAGAGCTACCTGTAGAAGAGTCAGTAAATGTTAAAGTTGCTTCTCCTTCATCTCCTTCCTGTACCGCAGGTTTACTGCTTTCCCCGCTCAGCTCACATACGTCTTCTACTGTACCACTTATTGTTATTGTTCCACTTGGACAGGTAAGGTTTCCCTGTGACAGAGTTGTAAGCTGCACATCAATGTCCCCAAAATAAACGCCTGTACCATTTACCTTAATAGCAGAGGAAGGTTGCGTTACTATTACAATGGAAGCTGCTTGTTGTCCTGAAGTTATCTGGACAGTGCATCCCTGTACGGCAAGACTACTCATGTTGTTATCTCCAATTTACCGTTTATCTTAAGGGAACTGCTTGAGGTTTCAATTTTGTTTCCGTTTTCATCCTGAATAGTCATGCCTGATTTATTTATATCTATTGTTGATTTATTTGAGTTTAAGACACATGTTCCATCAGGATTTATCTGTACAGTGAAAAGATTCTTACTGTCATCTTCAGAATAAGCAAGATTTATACTCACTCCATTTTCATTTACAGTAACATTATTTTTATGAAAGGAAGGCTGTATCTGATTTACAAGGAAAGCTATTCCGCCTGTAAGGACGTATCCGTCACAACTTTCAGTGACTATAGATTCATTTACTGAAGCCTGAAACATTCTCCCTGCAAACTTACGAGGGAAAAGGACTATTACCTTGTCATTTATTTGTGGAACAATGTTTACAGCTATTGATGCAGTTGCTATAGAAGCCAGAATACAGTTTGTAATTATTATATCTTCTTTAGTATTTGCTGCTGACATTTCTACCGTAACAATACCGTCAGCAGGAATGTCTTTAATTATTCCAAACTCTACAATGAAGGTAGAACCTAAAGCTCTGTGAAAAATATCTGATTCAGTAAGCCCTAAAGCCTTAAGAAGATTATTGTCTGTGTTCATCCCTACCTCCGCTTTCCTGTACACACAATAGTGCACTCATTTACGTCTTCTACTGTAGCAAAAGAAACTGTCTGCCACAAGGCGTAAAACTCATCTTCTGAAGCATTGAAGTTGGCATAATATGATACAAGACCGCCTAAAGCATAGCGTGACTTAAAATAAAACTTTTGAAACGGATTCAGGAAGAAAAAGAACGGACACACAATCGTGCACAGTGCATCTGTAGTTATATTGTACACCGCAGGAAGCTTATCTTTCCAGTAAAGAGACACTGTATCTTTAGAGTAAATCTTTTCAAGCTCTGTCTTATCCAACATGTTCGATATATCTGTAAGCTCATCATTTCTGTACACAAGTATATTCCCGTTAGATACAATCGGCTCAATGCCAAGACTTGAAAGTCCGTATACATTTTTAATACAGTTCATTTTCTCTAAAGCTGACTTTGCAGCAGGAATTGTCAGAGCTTTAGGAAGCACTGCATTTCCTTTATCATCATACTGTATCTTCTCTTTGTCGTACTCTTCTGCAAACTCTCTTGCTCCCTTAGAAAAATAAACCTGTACTCCATACTTTGAAGCATCTTTTTCAGACAAAGTTTTAGAAGTGGTGAAATCCGTAGAGCTTGTAAGTTGTATTGTAGTATTCTCAGGAAGAGAACCTTCCCGCACATAATGCCTCGTTACAGCCTGATAAAATGTTTCTTCAAGGATAGTTCCCCTTCCGTTTCTGCTCATATTATTGTAATTTATGCAATAGGCTTTCTTAATGATTTCCTTGTAATTATCAGGAATACCTTTCTCTGAAGCAATACTTTGTAAGCCTTCAGAGTAAAGGTTTCCTACAAAGCCATGAATGTGCACTGTCATGTCCGGCGGAAGCTTATCTGTCTGAACGTAACTTACCCCATCCATTGTAATAAGGGTAATTCCGTTTCCTTTAAGTTTTTCTGCATCAAAATCAAAGAGGTCTTTAACCGTTATTCCTGTCTTTGCTTTTCCTGAAAGGCTCTCAGCAAACTGACCGAAGTATCCCATAGCGAGTTCAACTTTCGTAAGCTGAAAAGTTTCATTGTTGAAGCTTCTTATCATTTTTCCGTTCTTATCGAGCATGTAAAAGTTGTTAATGAAAATGTCTATGGACACAGGTGTACTCATCGATACACGCTTGTACTGCACTTTAATTGACGGTTTATACATGCACTTACGGATAAAACATTTATTCATCTTTTTATATCCGTCAAACTCACCGTCAGCTACAGCTTCCATCATGTGAGGAAAATACATTTCATAGTCACTTCTAATTATGTACTCTCCTTTCTCAACAAGATTCCCGTCTTTGTTTTTCTCGGCAAGAGTAAGCTTTAAGTTTATTACTTTGTCAAAAACATCCAGTGCTCCCAATTCACACTTGAATCTGTCCTGAAGCAGGGAAGTGTAAGGTGCTTTTTCGTTACTCATCTTCTTCCTCATACATTTCTATAGTGCAATATTTCATGTTATCCTCAGTAAGCACTTTGCCTAAATACTCACTGTGTCCTGAAGTCAAAATAAACCTGTCATTCCCTGTACCTATAACAGAAGAACAAAGAAGATTACTGCTTCCGTCAGAAGGTTGTATAAGAATATTTATCTGCTTTACTTCTGTAACAATAGCATTACTGTCCTTAAAGTCCTCAGACACATTGTTCAAGACAAGCGTGCTTCCATCAGGCATTGTTGAAGCAAAAAAATCATAACTGAAATCTACTTGTGAAAGGTCTATAGTCATGTTACTCTCCTAAAGTTGCTGACATAGCAGATATAAAAGCTTTAGTTACAGCCTTCTGTGCTGTACCAAGTTTAGATGATATACCAGACATAATGCTTAAAGCAGAAGCTTCCTGCTTTCTGAAAGTCAGAATAGGAACTTCCTGACAGGTAAGTGTCCCTTCATAATAGTCTCCGTTTTCTCCTGTCTTAGTTATATCACAATCTTTTATTACAAGATATTTGAACTTCCATCCGTTCCATATCTTCATTTTAAGAATACGTCTGTTTTGCCACATGTATTCAATGGAAGCCTTATTGTAGTCCTGTTGTTGTAAGAGCATATTGATTATAGAAGCAGCTCCGATAGAGGTACCATAAAGCCCTTTAAGAAGCGTTTTAATTATGCTTATACTGTTATTTGCAATTCTCACAGCTGACTGTTGCCCTGAGCTCATTGTAGTTCTTCCGTTACTGTCAAAAATAAACTTCTCAGCAGAAGCAACTGATTCAAAAGAAAAAGAAGAGTTCTGGAAAGTAGAGTCATTTGCCGGAACGATTATGTCCATTTTATACGTTTTTGGCTTAAGTATAATGTTGTCAGCTACAATGTTTGTAACTCCTCCTTTTGTTGCATCATTTGTATCTGCTGCCGTATTATAAAAAAGCATAGGCTTCTGACTCACTTCTGAGCTCATCTGGTCAGTCATGCTCTTTACATAAAAGAAAGCAATAGGGTAGGTAGGGTTTCCCTGTTCATACTCCCAGTTAGGATCATACAGGAAAGTAAGATTGTTGAAAATCTTAATCAGAGAAGTATTATATTTAAGTCCTGTTATAAGTGTAATAGGCGAACTCGTTTTTCCTGCAAGCTCCGATAAAGCTACATTATCTATCATCTTGTCACACTCCCTTTCTGAGCATTGTCTGTCATTCCTCCAAGTACCACTGTACGTTCTGTATCTCCCAGAACAACATCCTGTGCATCTATTGTGTATTCAAGCTTCTTTGTTTCATTTCCTTGTTTTGACCAAACAACAACATTTACTGTTCCCTCTTTTTCATTGTAGCCACTGAAAGTTGCTGATGTTCCGTAAGCTGCATTTTCACGCATAAAGTTCTGTACTGCTTTTATCTCCTTTACAGCTTCCGTTAAATAAGTTAATCCAGCAGTATATCCCGCTTCCTGATACTCCTGTTCACGCATATAGGATATTGCTGCTTCTCTCTGTCCTTTAGTAATGCCCCATCCTTCTTTATCAGCATTCTCGTATACCTGATAAGCTATTGCCTGTTTAAGTTGAGCAGCTTTATTTTTATCTTTAAGCATGTCTTTTAATGTATTTACTTTTGTACTGTACCACGTAAAACTTGTATCTCCTGTAAACTTTTTATACAAAAAATCTACAAGTGAAGCGTTATCTCCTGAATCTAAATCCAATATAGCTTCAGCATTTAATGCTCTGCCTCCAAAGAATCTATCTTGTACATGCTTAAGTATCTCAGCACTGTCCAAGTTTTCCGTAGCAAACCAACCTTTATCATATTTAGCACCAACAAAGCCAAGTGCCGGAATTGCATCCTCCCCTGATATTTTACTTCTTGTTCTCCTACCGTTTCCTATATCAAAAGTCTTAAAGGCACCTTTTACGGCTTTTTCTGTTTCACTCTGTATAGCTGAAGGTGTATAAGCCCCTTTATCATAAGCAATGTTGCCCGATTCCTGTCCTTCCTCTATATCCTTGAGTGCCTTAGCCTCCTTATTACTGGCTATTTCAGCACTAATAATAAAGGCAAGAGCCTGTCGTCCTTTATCTGTTCTGAAGAAAGACATAAGACCATTGAACTCAGCCTTTTGTGTGCTCGACAACTTAGAAGGGTTCCATCCTACTTCATTTAACTTCCTTACTGCTGCTTCCGGTGTTGAGCCTAAGCTCTTATAAGGTACATCTTCCATTAAAAGAGAAGCATTACTAACTGCGTTATGCGCAAGAGTTCTCATATCAGAAGCTGCCTGTTTATTCAATGCCCAGTTACTTTTATCTTCATCATATCTCTGCTTCTGACTCTTACCTATATCCCAGTTATCAATTTTATTTATCAATCCGGCAAGAGAATCTAAAACCAACTTTTCTAAGCTCTCTTTAAGTAAGTTAAACTTTGTTTTTACGCTGTCTACTACCTGTCCAAGCTCTGCAAAATGTTTGTCGTCATAAGAAGTAAGCCCCATATTATATGTTGTAGTAAGTCCCATATAATCAGCAAAAGCATTTTTCTCAGATATTCTCCCTCTGTATATTCCCGTATCATTTGTATAGAACATATTGCGCAATACTTTAGCAAGTTCTCCGAGCCCTGCTTTTTCAAGAGCTGTAGCAAGTTCACGCTCTGCCTGATACTTTCCTACCTGAAGTCCCGTTGAGTTTATTCCCTGCTGTCCGCGAGCAAAATAAGTGTCTAAAATAGTAGACATGAGTTTTTCAGGGTTACTCTGTCCTAAACCGAGTTTTATTCCTTCTACTACATCTCCTTTCAAAACTTTCGCAAGTTCTGAAAGCATATTTGTGTCAAGGTTAGTAATGTCACCTACACCGGATTGAAGCTGAGCAAGCCCGGAAGCAAAAGTTCCTTCTTTAAGCCCCATAGCCTGTTCCTGTGCTCTGAAAGCACGTACCTGACCGTAAGTAATACCTAAAGATTTTGCTTCTACGCTTTCTTTCTTTACTTCAGAACCTCTTGCTAAAGCTGTCGTAAGTATACGTCTTGCAATATCTGCTATAGCCGTAAGTATAGCTGTTGCTACAGTAAAGCCATGCAGGATTTTACGTCTGTTTGTTTTTTCTTCTTTTTCTGAAGCTCTCTGCTCTCTTAAACTCTCAGCTTCCACTCTTCCGCTCTGTACATCTCTTGAGTATTTGTCTGCCTGTTTAAGAAAATCCCGTGTAAAAGCAGAAGTTAAACTTCCCTTAGCTTTGCTTGTATCTCCACCGAACTTAGCTAAAGCACCCTGCCAGTCAGATTCACTTATAGCAAACTCAATAAGCATCCTATCCTTCATCTTGCGTGAAGGATCTGCTTTAATCATGCCTCCTTGAGCTTCGACTGCTTCTTTAGCAGCACGCTTTGCATCTGTTCCATGCAGGACTTTATGATAAGCTAACTGCCTGTAATCTGCACTTTTGGCTATAATATTGTAAGGGTCTTGCAACATACTTTTTTCTTTATAGCCATATCTTGTTTCAATATTACCAAGCACACTGTCAAACACTTTCTCTGCAAGTTGTCCCATATCACGTGGTACATCAAAAGAAGCAAAAGCTTTTCCTAAATCATCTACATGCTTTATTACCCTTACAAACCCGTTCGTTGCTGACTCAAGAGCTTTAGTCATCTGAGAGACCTGAGTGTTCCAGTCTTTAACTGTACTGGGTTCACTCAAGCCGATATTACTCATCGTAAATCTTGTAAGTTCTTCCTGACTCATTATTTACTCCTGTCAGCATCCGAAAGGATACTCTTTATTTTTCCCTCTACTTTGGTATACTCTAAGTATTCCATAAAATCAAGCCAACTTACAGGTTCACAATGGAACTTGTCAAGGTAAGCATAGTAAGTATACACAAACGAACCATAATAATAAGAATCTATTACCTTGTCTATCTGCTCAGTCAAAAGACTCTTACTCTTTACTTTCTCAGGCTCTTCATACGCTCTCTTCTCCCGCTCATTGTTGCCTGATAATCTTCTAATGAGCGAGGATATTTTTTTCCTAAGTAACCTGCAATAAACTCTACGAGCCAGTTTACGAGTACAGGGTACTCATCGATTATGTCTATACCCCTCATATTCATGTAACGGTCTGTAACTACAAACCGTGCAAGCTCTTCTTTATTTTTTCCGTCAACAAAACAGACAGCTACAATCTTTCCAGTAAGCATCTGCATTGTTATATCGTACATGAGGTCAAAGTTATCAGGATTACTAATGTCCAGTGCATTTAATGCACGGCACTCTTCTATAAGCCTTAACTGAGTAAACCCTTCCGGGAACTCAAACCTTATGTGCTCTCTCTGTATAAGAACCTTGTGTCTTTCTACAGCTTCTGTGTTTCCTAACACTGAAGCATCCAAGAATATTCCTTCCATACACTTCCTCTTTTCCTTAATCTGCACTTATTATATAACAAAAAAGAGCACAAGTAAACCTTGTGCTCTTTAATTTTACATTACACTCTACCTTTTAGGAAGGTAACTTAGAGTAACCACTCACTACAGGTGTAGTTCCAGATTTCCAAGTACCTTCTGCTACCTTTTTCTCGTCTGTGCTATCTGTAGTGTCATACCCGTTATCTATCTCATCTGCGAGTTCTCCTTCAGGAATACCGCTATTTCCTGTACTAAGAGGAATACTAGTTGTACTTCCTTCTTGAGTCTCGTAAGGACTAAAGTAAGCTTCAAGTCCTGACTGATTGCCGACAGCCCAGATACGTTTTTTGTTTTCTGCCGTTGATGTAGAAACTGCTTCAATCCAACCTGCATAAAGAAGCTGTACATTGTAAACAGCAACATCGTTACCTTCAGAAACATCATCCGGTACTCTCTGTGGCGTAACACCATAATAAAGCTTTGTAATTGCTTTACCGTCAATATAGTCAGTCTTGTACAGAAGACCGCCTACGCTGTCACCGAGTGAGCGGATAAGCTGTAAAGCTGCAAGGAAGTCACCCTTTGCTGCCAGACCTGAAGTTTTAACTACAGGCATTGTGATTGTTCCGTTAAGCAACTTGTTTGAAATAGTTACAACAGAACCGTCAACCATAACTACCTGCTTAGCAGAGTCCTGATTCTGGTTTGCTTCAAAGAAGCGTCCTTCGAGTTTACAACAGGCTGAAATATCAATTTCGTCTACTGCCGTTACACCCTGATTTGAGTCGTCAAGCTGACCTGCAAGGTAAGGATGACGGAATCTTATTGTGCTGCCTCCGGCAAGCTGAAAATGTGCTCTTGACTGTGTTTGAGCACGGTTATTACCATAAGCCATTTCCTATCCTCCTTAGAATGAAATTGAACCTGAGATGTCAACACCTTCAAGATCGTCGATGTATGTTGCAGACCATACGGCTGTTCCCTTGAACCACTGTCCCTGTTTTGCTTCTGCAAAAGGAGGGAAGTTTACTGTAATGTTTTCCAGTCTTCCAAGTCCTGCAAAAAGCTGAATGTTTCCGATAAGGAAACCCTGAAGCTGACTGTAAGTCTTCTGATTTACAAGTACAGGCTTAGTAAGAGTTGTTACATCCGTAGCAAACTTTGCCATGTCCTGTGAAGTCTTATAGTCAACGTACTTTGACATCATGTAAGCTGTAATAGGGAAGTTTGAACCACTTCTTTCACGGATAAACTCTGCATTATTATCAGAGTTATCAGCTACAGAAATGAAGTATCCTATTACCTTACTGTCAAGAATTGTTGTAATGCTTTCAGGAAGATTCAGGTTTACCGCTCCATTAAGAGGAGAAGGAAGTCCTGTAGGCTTTACCTTGTTGTTTGTGAGCCTGATTTTTGCGAGCTTGTTACCGATAAACTCACCTGTAACATTCTTTTCTTCAAACCAGTTTCCGAGAACAATCGGAATCATGAAAGCCCCGTTATGCAAGTGAAGCTCTGAGTGCTTGTTACCAATAAGGTTCCAGTAACCCCAGAAATACTGTGCACGGTCAGCAAGTGTACTTCCAACAAGCGTTGTACAGTGCTCAAGCTCCTCTGCCTGTGTCAGTGACATACATTTACAAATGTTTGTGTCTGAACTCTCAGGAACTGCTACCTTAAGTTCAATGAGGTCAAATGAAAGTGTTGACTCCATTTCACAGAGATATGACAAGCAGAGAGCCATATCAAAATAATTGCTGTCATCGTAATCTGTTTCAGCAGCAGGCTCTGTTTCAACCTTTGAGCCATCATAATGTTCTGAGAACAGTGTTTTAAACAGTGAGATGAAATAAAGCTCGTTAAAAGCTTTAGTTAATGGTTCCCATGTAATAGCACTTGCTGTTACAGTAGGTGTAAAGCCTGTATCATCGAAAACAATGATATACAGTTCAACTGCACTGTTAGTTCCATCATTGAACACCGGAAGCCACTGAGAAAGTAATACACTGCCCGGAGCAAGCACCTTTGTGTAGTTATCTACTGTTACTGTAATTACAGCATATTTGTCTGCTGTAACTTCAGAAGGTGTGTAACTGCCGGAAGCGAGGTTAGCTTCTGCGAGTGACTTTGGTACATAAATTGAAATACAGTTGAAAAGGTTATTTGAAACATTTTCTTCTGTTTTCAACGTTGAGCGGAACTTCATGAACCTTTCCGCTACTGAACCTATGTAATTTAAGTTCATCCTTAAACCTCCAATATTGATTTAGTCCTCTACAGTAATTTCACCTTTAATGGTAAAATCAATACCCTCTAAAGGTTTCCATCCAGTAGATACAACTTCATCATAATATAATTTGAAGCGAACGTCAAACGCTACCTGACTGTTCATGCCAAAGTAGTTAATTTTACGCGGTATTACAGGAGAGGTGTATTCAAGTTTTTCTGCATTGCATACTCCTGACCATATCTCAGTTACTCCGTTTCTTTTAGCAAGATGCCTTAAAGCCTTAGCCCATGTCTCAGCTTCCTTACCTATAAATCTAAGTAAAATGGAGGCTACACACTTCTGCCTGTTATAAGCATTTCCTTCTTCATCTTCCGTATAATCATCCTGCGTAAGACTTTCATCCCGCTCAATCCAGTACATTATATATGTATCTTTTTCATTAAGCTGCAAAGGATTTTCAAAATCTCCCTGCATAGGAATAATATATTTATATTTAGGTGATTCAAAATCCTGACTGAGTGCTTTTATTACTTTACCCTGACTGTCTTTAACTACATCTACTCCGAAGTACAAAAGATAAAGGGCTTTTCTTAAGTTATCAAAGTTTACACCAAGATACCTTGTTTTGTCCGCCATTTTTTATTACCTCCGAGTTTTACATAAAGTTGTATGCTTTCTATAAGCTGAGCCGTAGCAAAAAATACAGGCTCTTTTGAAAGTCCTGCTCTTACTCTGCGCCTCACGGTCTCAGGTGAGTTATCATGCATTATACATGCAAGCTGCAACTGCCCGCTCATCATACAATTTATTATATCATCCTTTATCATTTTTGCCAAATACTCACCTTCAGCTTCTTCCCAAGCTGAAGCAAAAGCTTCATACCGCCTGCGCTTCGCTCTCATTCCTCTGTTCACTTTATAACGAAGGTCAAACTCTCCACTCTTAGTTGCTATAGCTCCACTAAGCTCTTCTGAAGCATAGTCCAGTAAATCCATTTTAATTCTGTTAAGGCTTGCATCCACTTCAGGCTTCACTGTGTTAGGGTACACTGTCTCAAAATAATCGTCTATAAAATATCTTCCTTCATTAAAATGCTCGCACAAAATAAGGTAAAGCCTTCTGAATGTTACATGTCTTCCTCCGTAACTTCCGGCTGAAGTCTTAGGGTTACGTAAAGTGTTAGGAAAAGAGTATGTTATCTGCCAGTCAAAATCTTTTGAAAAGTTTAACTGTTCCTCTTTTCTCTTCCATTGCCCTCTCTCAGTATTCCTTATGTTGCGTTTATAATATTTAGATATATCATACCTTGTAGGAAGCCTCATTCTGTCAAAGTTTATACCTGTCCAGTTATGATATTTAGTATCATAATCAAGTATTTCTTCAGAAGACATACCTTCTGTTTCAATACTATCATAGGAATAATCATGTCTAATCATAATCATCCTGACCTAAGTTTACATATTCATGCGGTTCCTGTACATCTGAATTGCCTACAAAAGTTTCAAGTACATAAACATTAAAACCACCCTCAAATGACCAGTCAGAAGGATTCTTTATTCTGTAAAGTTCATCTTCTTTCTGTATAAAGTAATTTCCTACATTAAGTCTCTGTTTTGTCCATAAAGTAGGAACGTTTGTGTCTGCCAGTGCATCATTTTCCCTTAAAAGCTCACCACGTTTCATGTACTGGAATACGCCTTTAACTTTCCCTAAAAACTGTCTTTTAGAGAAGGAGCCTACAGGCTGAGGATTCATTGTATAATAATCAAACATCCTGAACTGCTCTGAAAAGAACAGAAGCTGATTACCGTAAACTCCCATTTACGCTCCTAGAAACCTGCTATTTCAGGTTCTGTTACTGTTTCTTCTTTAAGTACCTTTGTTTTCTTTTCTTTTTTACTTTTTTCAGTAGTTAAGCTTTCTTTAACAACTGATTTTTCTTCAATGATTTTTCCGTTCTGGAAAAATACCATTTTTTCATAGCGTGTAGCTTTCCCCTGTTTTTCAAGTTCTGCTACAGTAGATTCAAGCATTTTAGGAAGATTGTAGCATACACAAGGAACATAAACTTTTCCTGCAATACGTACTGAATATTTTACACTGAAAAACATATCTTTTTCTCCTTCTCACCCATGTGAGAAAAACATATTTATTTTCCCTGATGTTTTAATCATAAGGTAAGCTTTTGCTCCGTATGAATTACTTTTCAGAGATTGCAGAAGATCTGCATTATTTACTGCGCCTGCCGTTGAAGCAGTGTCACCAAACTGTATCTTAGTTCCACCTATACTCTTCATTTTTATAGGTATGCCTCCTGAACTTACTACTCCAAGCGACATATCCGGGAATAAATCAGTTATGTACCAAGCTGTCAGAAGCCCATAACAGAGCTGAGTTTTATCTACATACTCACGTCTAGGCATGTGCTCCCATAAATCACCTACACCATAAAAGAGAGTGTAAACGTCATTGATACAAGTATCTAAGAAATCGTTCTTCTCTTCAGGAAGAAGGTCAGGAAAACTTTGTCCGTAGCGTGTGCGAAACCATTCTCTGTTTATTTTCTCCGGTCTTCCGGCAGCTGTTACTTCCATAACTTAGAACCCTTCAGTTTCATCTTTTACGTCAGGAGCTTCAGTTTCATCTTTTGCATCAGGAGCTTTACTTGCAGCAAGAGCTTCAAGTTGAGCTTTAAGTCCTGCTATTTCTTTTTCTTTATCTTCAAGCTGCTTCTTTACTTTGTCAGAAGGTTTCAACTGCTTTGCTTCTTCCAGTTCCTTCTTAAGCTGAGCATTTTCTTCAGCCAGAGCCTCTGCCTTCTGTTCGCTTGTTTCAATCTTTGAAGCTTCTGTAAGTTCAAACTCTTTTGTTTCAAAAAGTTTCTTGAATCTTGTAAACTCATTGAGTTTTTCAAAATCATCATCTTCTACAGGTGTTATTCCCTGTACTGCAACGTTCCCTGTATCCATGTACACACGTCTTCTGAAGAACTCAATCTTTACAGGTCTTCCGTTCTTTTCAATTTCAAATGCAAGGTCATAGCGACCATTATTCTGAACATATTTCATAATATACACCTCTTTTCCGTGCTAAAAATATCTCCCGGAGATTTTAACCTCCGGGAGCCTTAAGGTTCAATCAATTACGATTCAGCGTAACCAAAACCTGTAATTACCTTTACGGTACCTTCAACCGGAGCAATTACGCCACCAATACGTTTGTACATTGTGTACAGGATACCTGTTCTCTGCCAGAGTGCAGGTACAACGTAGCTCTTAAGAAGCTCAGGATGAATAACTAATGAGTCCTGAGTTCCCATAGCATCCTCAATGGTAGGTACTGTAATAAACATGTAATCGTATGGGTTAGGGTTGAACGGATTCTGCTCGCCACCTGTAACAGACGGGTTAAGCATTGTATCAGATACGATTTCATATTCAACTGATACAAGACCGCCATCCAGTTCATTACGTACATTGAAGTTTCTCTTAATAATCGTGTACGGTGAATCAGGATTGTATACGTCTGAGTATACAGTCTGTGTAAGTGCCTGAAATACATATTCAGAAACATTTACACGTACCTTACGTGCCATATAATGATTTTCACGTAAGAAGTCACCGATGACTTTCTGCATAGCACGTACAATGTCGCTACCACGAGTTGTTGATGTCGTAGAAGTAAAGATGTCGTACATAGGTGTTCCGGTATATGCCGTTACACTCGCTACGTCAGCAAGACCGTCAATTCCTGCTTCATCCGAACCGAAGTAAATAAGAGCATCCTGCATACGGTCAAGAACCATCATAGCATACTTTTCACGGTCAGCCTTAATCTGTCCGGTTACAAAATTGCCTGACTGTTTTGCCTTGATGTCTTCCATAACATCAGATTCATAGTCAACTGAGATATTGAATACCTCGTCAACAATCTGAGCAGCTTCATTTGTAACTGAGTTAGAGTTGTTCTGCTTGAAGTTACCGCGAGCTACATTTGAGAGCTTACCGTAACCTTCAAAACTTTCCTTGAAAAGCCCAATAACATCAGCCCACGGATTATTGAAGCTTTCAACAGAAACAAGGTTTTTAGCATGGCTTGTTGCAAAAGGCTGCTTAATGATTTTTGTAAGCCATCCGATATTCCACATAGGAATAGATGTCTGTTCAAGAAGCGAGTCTTTATTTGCCGTGATAATGCTACCTTCTTTCTGAGGAGCACGTGCCGAAATAACGTACTGTCTTGTTGCAGGATCAAATCCCATAACAGGCTCAAGAGAATCCTGAACTTTCTTATGAGCTTCTGCCTCTGAAAGTCCTGACTTCATGAGAGAATCCATCTGACTGTCAATGTACTTCTTTGTTGAGTCGCTGATTTCACCATAACGAATTGCTTTCTGCGGATTTACACCACGAGGGAGTGCTTCCTTAGTACAAACTTTAGAATCCATACTGATTCCTACACCTGCACTGCGGATGTCCCCTGAAAGATGATCCTTGTCAATATTTATCGCCTGAATATGCTGCGATATTGAAGGAAAACGCTGCAAAATGTCGTTTTCCATAGCTGTTTTAAGCTTTTTATAGCTTACTTTCTTTGTCTGTCCTAACATTCCCGTCTCCTTTTATTTAAGCATAAATTGCAGGTGAGATATAAACCGTTACGGTCTTATCATCAGGGTTCATGGAAGCAATTTTTCCAACAAGTACGTCTGAGTTTGAAACTTTGTCAGAAGAAGTCTGAGCAAAATAAACAGCTCCGTTGCTTGCTGAAACCATAAGAACATAGCCGAGGTCTACGTTGTCAAATACGCTCTTCTTTGTTCCGAGAGCAGAATGTGAAGCTGTAGTAACTACATAAGCTTCCTTGTATTCAATGTATCCCTCTTTCGCCATCATTCCTTTCTGGAAAGCAGCTACTTCATCGTTAATTGCAGGGTAGCCTGAAGCAATTCCCGGTTCACGTACAATGATACCTGCAAACTTTGGTACAGCATTTGCTACTGTAGGTGCACCTGCAAATACCTTGTTGTCCTTCTGGTGAGCATCATAGAAAACACCGTCACCAAACTTTACTTTACCCGCACTCTGTCCGTCCGGAGAAAGAAGTGCCGAGTAACCAATTGTGTAAGAGTTCTCATGGAGTTTGAGAAGCATACCATTGTTGGTAAACGTTCCCTTCCAGATAGCTCCATTGTGCATTGACAATGATTTACCATTCTGTGTCATATTTTTCTCCTTATTTATTCAAGGAATGAGCTGTAGTCACGTGCTACAGTTTCATCTCCCTTGTCTGCCGAATCCAGTTCACTTCCTGTTACAGAAGCTGAAGCTCCGTCTTTAATTCCAAGACACTTCTTTACAGCACTCATGACCATAGGCTCAAGCATACTGTCAAGTACAGTCTTAATATCGTCTTTTGCAATAAACTCAGGAGCTGAGTCTTTGCTGCAACCGTCCTTTTCTTCCTTCTTGTCAGAATCTTCAGTCTTGTCTTCCTCATCCTTTTTGTCAGAGTCAGAATCTTCAGCCTTATCTTCCTCATCCTTCTTGTCAGAATCTTCAGTCTTATCTTCATCATCCTTTTTGTCAGAATCAGAATCCTTAACTGCATCTTCTGCCGGAGAAGACGGCTTAGATCCGAGTTTAGCAAAAGCCTTAGCGATTTCACTGAGACTGTCACCATGAATGTCTACCCACATACTGTCCAGTGTTGCTGTAAGCTCTGCTTCATTCTTCAAAGCCATTTCCTTATTGTCAAAACAATCTTTGACAATATCCACAAGTTTGTCTTTAGCTTCACAGTCTTTGAGAATAGACATAGAATCCAAGACACCCTTCATTTCGCCAGAGAGTTCTTCTTCAGTAGTTCCCTTACTGTTCTTAACAGCTGCAAGAACTTCCTTACCGAATGAAGAAGGAGCAGAGTCATTTACTGCCTTCTGCTTCTTACTGGCAAGCCATGCAAAAATACCAGTCCGCATAGGTCTTAGCCCTCCTATAATACTATCTATAACAGCAACACTTGAACCGCCTCTGCCTGCCCTTGTGATTGCCAAATGATTGACTTCCGTTATTTCATCAAGGATAATGTCGTATCCGACTTCTTCAGGGTTATCCACAAAATGCTTTGTACACGTATATCCTACTGAAACTTCTTTATTCTGTAAATAATAATCATGAAGTTCGTTAGTAAAAAACGTTATGTTTGATTTAAGCCCTATCTCACCTTCAGACTCTCCGTCTAAAGCTACTACGGATATGTTTCTGTCCAATACTCCGCCTGCAAGTTCCTTCCAGTTATCAGGTGTTACCCATTCTGAAGGATGTTCCTTAGTAACAGGAAGTGACTTGAACAGATCCTGTGCCTTGACAATAACGTTTGCAGGTCTGTACTCCCGGTACCATTCTTTTTCTACCGGAGGCTTGTTGTCTTCCGTAATAAATGAAGCTATCTCAGACTTATGGTAAATCTGTATGCCTGAACGGCAGAGAATAACATCTTTCTGTTCAATAAAAGGTTTTGCCTCTGAATCAGTTACCTTCATACTAGACATTCTAATACCTATTTATGTTTATGTCAAACTGCTTTATTCTGAGCTTTCGCCATTTTCTCATTTCGCTTTGTAGAACCTATCCTTGTCTTCTCATGAGCTTTCTGCTCAAGCCTTGAATATCCTTTTTCCTCTTTTTCAGTTTTATCCTTCAGTTTTTCAGACGCTGACTTTTCATCCTCTTCTCCTGTTCTTTTCCCGGAAGAAGCCTTAATCTCAGCCTTCTGCATCTTAACTCCTTCTTCCGTTGCCTGTGCCTGAGTCTTAGTCTGTTCTATGTCAGCTTCCTTCTGCTCCAGTTCAAGCTGATTACGTTTGTCGTCATTTTTATCGCTCTTGCTCTGTATAGTCTTAAGTTTTTCGAGTATGTCTGCCGTAGTCCTCATGTCACTTGAAACGTTCTTATCCGCCATTTCAACAGCAATATCCATAGGAAGTCTTGCAGATACAAGGTTGAATACTGTCTCAGAATGGAACTTTCCAATCTGTGCACGCTCAAGAGCATTTGCGATTACAGGCTGATCAAAATGTATCTGCGTGTATGGAAGAGCTTCCATAACTTCCTTATCCGTACCGAGCGCATCAATTATCATAATCTTTGCAAGCTGCTTAAACTGTGCCTCAAGTTCTTTATGAATCATCTGTACAGATTCATTCTGCTTAAAGAGGTTTCCCTGTGTGTCGTCACCTGAAGAGAAGTTTCCTTTTTCTGAAGAAAATAAAAGAGGCTCAGGAAGCGTAGCATCCGAAGCTAAATCCTGTCTTAAAAGACGTATAAGTTCCGGTACCTGTCCGAAATTACGGTCTATACTCTTAATATCTCCAAGTACATCCATAGTTATAGGATTATCAGGAGAAGCTTCACGTGTACGTATGGTATCCTGTTCTACAAGTGAATCCAGTGCATTTGCTCCTTCCGTAGCAAGTACTCCGTCTACGTTTACTGTACGTGCAAGTATGGACATCTGCTGTATCATAAGAGGTAAGCTCTGTATGGCTACCTTATAGTTCATACCTGACTGTAAGTATCCGCACAGGTCTGATATACCCCATCCCTGATTTAATACCTGTCCCCAGTATCCCGCCTGCTTTGCCGTTACTACTCTCGCACAACGTCCATGATATACGTCACTTCCCAAGAAAGGTATGGTATATACATCCGGTCGCAAAAAGTCCTTCTGTGTAGGGTTGTAAGGCGGAATAATAAATGTATTCCACCTGTCAAGCTGTACAAAATAATCTATACAGTCCTTCTTAAGAATACCAAGCTTCAAAAGTGAAGCAAGCGGTAAAGCTGTAGTTACAGGTGTATCCCGTTTGAAAAGAGGGAACGTAAGTCCTCCGCCATATACAAGGGAGGTGAGTGTAGACTCTGCAAGTACATTCTTAAAGTTATGCTTAGTTTCAGCACGTTCGTTTACAACATCCATATTCTTCTGCGAAAGGTGAGTGTTTTCAATATTGCAGCCGTTAAGAAGTATGGATTTTGATTTCTTGTTTATAATAGTTTCAAAAATACCTTTCTGAGAATAAAGTGAATTGGCTTCCCACGGTGAAATGTATACGTTAGGGAGTGAAAGATTTGCAAGTGCCGGGTCTGCGGGACTGTTTATGTTCCACCTTCCGTTTACGATAGCATCCCTTATTCCTTGAGGTGACTGTTCCCTTTTACGTATTTCTTCTGCCGTCATAGGCTTCTTAGACTGCAAACAGTCCATTATTATACCTATGTTTGCATTTGCCCTCGCTGAAACCGTCTTTACCGTATCTAAGGCAATACCTGATTTTCTTGCTACTTCCTCAGTGTCTTTCCTTACGGCATCCTCTACAAGCCCCTGAGCTTCCTCAAGAGCAGACATAGGCATACCTTTGAAACGTGTAGAATCTGTTACTACAACTTTACCTTTCTGGTAATGTTTCACTGACATATTTGAGCCGTTAAGAATCTTCCGTAATTTACCGTAGTCTACCATAACTTTATCCTACTCCTAAACTACCATAAAATCAAGTGTGCTTGCCTGTATTTGCATCCGTTGTATTCACAGCCTGCTTCAATGGTATACCCTTAAGCTTTGACGGGTCAAGTATGTTAGCCTGTACTTCAAGCTCCATAGCATCAGCCCCACGTGCCCGTCTTGCCTCATAAAGACGTTCAAGTGTAACACGATATAAAGGCTTAAGTTCCTTTTTCCAAGAGAGAAGATAATGTACTACGTATCCAAGACAGTCTCCTTTATGGTCAGGTGCTCCCTTACCGCCTTTGTTCGGCTGCCCTGTTCTAGGATCTTTCTGCCACGTAAGAAGGGTAGTTTCAAGCCCTTTACACATAGGACATATAAATAAGTGCTCAGCGACAAAAAGCTTGTTGCAGGCAAAGTTTCTATCGCTTACAAGAGGATTACATGAACGGTATGCTATCTTTATGTTAAAGATATGGAGTTCCTTTTTAAACTCTACAAAGTGTTCCTTATATGTCATGTCCGGTATCCACAATATGTCATTTTCAGGAAAATCGTATCTGAATACTTCAGGAGCTCGTCTTATGTCCGGGAACTCATAGTCTTTTATGGCTATGACAGCCTGATTTATAATACAGAAAGCAACTGCATTATTGCCGAAAGTATTAAAGTCCTGACCTATGAATACCGGAAGCTTATTGTCCCTTACATATTCATACATATCTGAGTCAAGTTTATTTTTTTCAGGATCATAATCTGGAAATACAAGTCCAGAATCAATAGACAGAAACTTACCTTCCAGAAGACAGTCGCGTTCTTTCTCATTGTAGATAGAGTACATATTATCTACATAATCTTTAGGTAAATATATGTTATCCCTAGTTCTTGCCCTCATAAGTACGTATCCAATACCTGACTTCTTAAAGTGCATGATTGTCTGATATGTACCTTTTAGCCCCTGAGATGAAGTTGTATATACCATAAACGGTGTACGGAAGCCTTCAATCTGCTGTCGGCAACGGTCATTTATTGATTTCACTACAGCCATAGCTGTCTGAGTATCAAGCTCGTCAAGCTCATCCACGTACGCGCAACAGCATGAAAAACCGTATATATTTGATTCATCTTCATCTGGTATTAAAAGAAGTTCTACATTCCCTACAGTAATAATATTATGAGCCTTATCATAAATGTACTCTGAATTAGTTTCCTTTAAGTCCTGTTCCAGAAGTCCTGTAAGAGTTTTCTTCATGAAAGTAAGGTTCTTAGAAGCTATAAGTATTTTAGGATTGTGTGCTTCCAAGTCTTTTTTACCTAAAACCTTTTTTATTGTTGACTCAATCGCCTTACACAGGGCAGAAGTCTTCCCAGAGGCGTATCCGGCAACCAGAAAGAAAAAGTTTATTTCAGGGAACACATAAGGAGCCTGTACCAGTTGTCCCTGATGAGGAAGGAGCTTTACAAGATTCATAGTGTCAATACCTCCTTTTGTTTTTCTGCAAGCTCATTTAATCTCGCTTGTGCATCAGCTTTTAATCTAGCTTCAAATGAATCAGTATCATCATTAACACCAAAATCGTTACCGAGTTCTCTTGAGTTCCCGCCTTTGTTTACTTCCACCGTATCCAGAGCCTCGAAATCTTCACGCTTCATTGCTATAAACGTTACATTGAGAGCATTACTTTCATCTTTAGTGATATTAAGGTCTTCCAGTAAAAGTTTCTGCTTCATTTCCAGTGCTTTAAGAACCGTCCCGCTCTGGTCTGTAGGTTTTTCAGAATTAGCATAAGTTCCTGCAAGAACTGCATCCAGTGTTTCAAGCTGCTGTGCAAAAAGAGAAGCCCTTATGGCTTTTGTTTTAGTCAGATAATATTCATCTTCAAGAAGGCGTACACGTATGTCTTTAGGTACCTCACACATGTCCATTGCCAGTGCATCTTTATAAAGTACCTTAAACTTAGATATGACTTTTTCCCGCAGCTCTTCATATTTTTTCTGTGTAACCGTCATCTGCTTTTCCCCTACATTTTCATTGTATCATATTTGCTTTTATTTTTCAAATACTGTATAGTGTTTTTAAGAGCAGCTTTTGTAATGTGCTTCTCTTTTCCTTCTGCGGGGATGTCAGGTAACTGGCATCCCTTTTATTTTATGTTTTGACTAAATGTTATTTATGTTAAATAAGGTTACTGAGTGTTGTTAGATGATACTTATATTACACTTAGTATAATATGCTAATTTTCTCCACTGTGCACGGAAAAGGGTATCACCAGCGTCCCTGCTGCCGACAGTAAAAATATCGGCAGACAAAACGCGCGCTTTATATCATGTACACATCATCTTGTGCGATGTAAGTAGCCACAATATAATTATATCTGTCTTTTTTGAAATAAAATAAATTTCCGCTTTTAAAAGCAAATTCTAGATCCATTTTGCGATCATAATCAATGACTTTAAACTTATTGATTTTTTTGCGTGTCCTGATTGTTACTAACATAAAAAAGCCTCCTTAAATTGCTTTATGATTATATTATACACAATATAAAATAAATGTCAATATAATTTTTTGTTATTTTTTCAGAATCAGAACAAAAAAAGCCGATTTTATCAAAAAAGGTATAAAATCGAGTATCAATAAAATTATATTTAATTTTTTGCCCGCAAAAAAATATTAAAAAACAAAAATAACAAGATTTTAATAACTTTTTAATTTTTGAAAATAACAAGATTTTAATAACTTTTTAATTTTTGAAAATAACAAGATTTTAATAACTTTTTAATTTTTGAAAATAACAAGATTTTAATAACTTTTTAATAAAAAATCCTGCAAAAACCACTATACAAAAACCACTATACAAATATGGGCTATTTTTAGGCTTTTTTATTTTACACTTTTTATTTTACGAAAAACTTAAATATAAAAATGTATATACTCGATTTTATACCTTTTTCAACTTTCTTCTATTATATGCACATTTTTCTAAAATCAAAAAAAGTATAAAAAATAGTAAATATTTTTTAAAAAAATCTTGACATTTTATTAAACTTAGTATAATATGATTATAGTGATTGATAATCACTATACAAAATATTTTACCATTTACGGAGGTACCCAAAATGAGAAAACTAAAATTATTATCAGTACGGAATCAGAAAAAGATGTACAAGGGGCTTGAGGCTTATTTGACTTCAGTTATCGACAATGAGGAGTTTTTAAACACTTTTAAAAAAGTGTATGAAGATGCAAAACGTGTTGAATTGTATGCGCCACGTCAAATTTTCACTGTCGGCATGATTGCCGATTATCTGCGCGGGCTTCCGTTATGCACGGAATATCTTACATATAATATATGTAAGATGCTTTTGTCTTACATTGGTAAAAATGAAAGCGACTTTGACAAACTGGATAAAGATTTTGTTGAATCTGCTTATGATTTAGACTGCTTTTACTGGAATACTTTAGCGGTAATTATTTACCGCAAGGCTTGGCGTTAAACCAAAAAGGGGCATTTTTGCCCCTTAAAACTCATTTACTGGAGGCTTTAGCATGAAAAAATTAAACAAGTTAAATTATAATGATCTTTTCGATGGTGTAGAATTCTCTTTTAATAAAGATTTTATCGGCTTGTATAAAAAATGAAGATATTGAAAGATTGATCAGTTACGTAAATTTATGCAATGAGGAAAACAAAAAGCATGAAAAAATAAATAAGTATCTCATGAACGAAATAAAAGAACATTTTATTTTTAGGCTTGTAAGGAAATAAAAAGCATGAAAAAATATTTTAGAAAAAATGAAAACTTTACTTGACATTATATTATAATGGGTATAATATAATATTAGAAGATGAGTTTACCACTTAGAAAATATAAGTGGTAAAATATCAAAAGACAATTTACGGAGGTCATAAAATGACAGACTATGAAAAATGCAAGTTTTACTCAGTGAAGTATAAAAGCACTTCAACAATGGGGAATCCTTCTTACTGGATATGTTTCTCTGATTCAGAAGGTAATTTTCACCGTGGCTATACGGCAAGCAATGCAAGTGCAGGATACACCGCTAATAACTACCAATATGCGGAAAACGGAAGTCCTATATATCTTAAGTATCACTTCACAAGAAAAACAGGGGCTTGTATTATTGACTTTATAAAACACAATACTCCAGTAGAAGCAGCAGAAGCAACAAAAAATCAAAACTAATTTTCTAGTTTTGATTTTTGCAGAGGTAAAAATCCAGTAGACGATTTCAAGTCACTGGATTTTAGCAAGGTAAAAATATCAAAAGACAATTTACGGAGGTAAAAGTATGGACAGAAAAAAGAAGTTTCTGACAATTCAGAACAAAAAGAAGTTAGAGGCTTTTCTGAAAGACTATTTAAAAGAAGTCTTTACAGAAGAGGAATATATAACAGACTTTAAAAAAGCGTATGCAGAAGCGTATAGAGTAAAAGTTTACGGAGCTAGACGCTTTTTAACGCCTGAATATATTGCAGACTGGTTGCGGGGCTTACCACTTGGCACTGAATATGCGACATATAACATTGTCTGTATGCTTTTAAAAGCAGTGACTGGTTCAGAAGACTATGCACAATGGGAAAATTACGCAGAAGACGACTATACCCTTGACTGTTACTACTGGGAGACACTGGGAAAAATCATTTTCACGGAAGCAAGAAAAATAAAAAGACTGGAAAGACTTAACGAGGAGGATTGAAAATGACAGAGTACAAGGTAAAAATATTTAAAGACAATTTATGGAGGTAATTTTATGGAAGTAACAGGACTTGAAAAATGGGGAAATTCTCTTGTAGAAGAGAAATTGAGCAACGGTAATACAATCTATTACGTTGAAAAAGGCGGAATGTATTTTTCTGTAGGGATTTTCTTGAAAGAGAAAAATAAACTGGAAGTTTACAACAATGTAGATGAAACGCTTATGACTATTTTACTTAATGCTTGTGTTTATCATTTTCGTATACGTATTTGGTATGGAGATGCAGAGACTGGAAGAAGTTGGAATGATGAGTATGATGTTGCGGGAAGGATTGGAAGAACTACCGGAAACATTACAATCCCTATTCTAATAAACAATAAAAGAAGTTGGGGAGGTGTGTCTGTTTTAATTGGATCTATTATTAGAATAGATGCTATTAAAGAAAAAAGAACTTTGTGGAAAGTTCCTAATTTTCACGTGGAAGACATGAAAGTTTGTGAAGTTTCAGGAGATGAAAACTATAAATATCATGTATTAAAATTATCAGAAAACAGTGGAAAATGGGAAGTTCAGGCAAGTTTTAAGACAGAAAAATATGCTCATAACTGGATAGCCTTTATGCGTGGTGAACGTTATGCAAAATAAAATGGAGGTTTGAAAAATGACAGAAGCAAAAACTGTTGTAGTAAGTGTACATGAAACACTGACACGCAGAGGAACGGCAATAGCTCATTGCTCCAGTGAAGAGGAAGCGAAAAAACTTGCCGGAATATACAGAAATCTAGGAAACATTGTTAATGTTTATTCTGAAAAAGAATATAAGAAACTTGTATTATAAATGGAGGTTTGAAAAATGGCAGAGGTAAACATTGTTAAAGACATTGCAGAACGTCTTGACGGATGGCAGACAGAAGGCACAGGTTTTTATCTTAAATCAATATATTTTGATTCAGATAAAAGCATAAGGGCTATATGTACACCTTATGCTAAGGATGCAAAGAAAGCAGAAGGGGACAAGGGTAAATATTTTGCCCTTCTTCTTGAAAGACTTACTGAACAATACAGAGGTAGTCTTGCTTTTGAACTGGAACACATTTCAAAAAGCCCTGAAGGCTACACGCTTGTTCTGAAATATACAGAGGTTTCAGAATGAAAAAAGTAACGGTTGTTTTTCTTATTCTTGTACTTGTATACAGTCTGTATCACATTGCAAGGTTTTACAGTTAAAATATCAGTTTACCCGTTCTGAACAAAAACGGGTAAGGAATAAAAATGAGTAAATATCTCAAAGGTAAAAATAATGCAAGAGATGAAGCTGTAAAATGGCAGGCAGAGTTTTCTGAACATGATTATAGCTATGGAGAACTGGCTTATTTTTCTAATTATTTTGAGACAAAAGCTAGACGCTATGGGCTTGTAAAAGAGTTCAGGGAAAATGGCATCATATAAATAAGAGGTGTGAACATGATTAAAGAAAAAGAGGAACGGCATCTTACTTCTGAAGACAGATGCTTTATCAACGGAGAAGCTGCAATAAAGCCTTATTATTACTTCAGGAATGGTCTTCTGCATGTAAGGCACACTGTAGACAGAGCTATGGATTTGAGCAGAGAAGAATCTTTAAGGCTTAAAGAAGAACTTACACAGGATCCCGCAAACAAGCAGATAATCTTGCAGAAGGCATGGAACTTCTATGCAGATTTTGTAAAGAAGGATATAATCAAAGACGGGCTTAAAGCCGGAGATGTACGCATCAAGGAATTGACTGATGAATACACGTGTAAAAAGCATAATATTTAATGAAGAAGAACACAAATATCTTCTTGACGGAAGGGAGCTTTTCGGCGTTACCGGAGCAATAGGAAAGCTCATGGGAAAAAGTTTTCCTGATACTGATACAGTAAAACTTGCTGCAATGTACGGTTCAGACATTCATAAGGAAGTTGAGAACTACTATAATGCAGAAGGAAAACTTTCCACAGACGGAGCAAAAACTGTAGTAAAAATCTTAACAGACTTCATGAACGGAATAAAAGATGATAACGTGACAGACGTTTCATGTGAAGTCATGGTGTCAGACTTTAAGAGCACGGCAAGCAAGGTAGATATAGTTCTTAAAACCGGAAAGGGTAAGGCTTACCTTTTTGACATTAAGACTACAACTCACTTTGACAGAGCATATTGCAGCTTGCAGCTTTCAGTGTATAAAAAATTATACACCATGTGCTATGATGAAGAAGTTTCAGGTCTTTATGTAATAGGAACTAAAAGCGGAAGGCTTTTTAGAATACTGGAACAGGAAGCAGGTAAAGTCCAGAAGATTCTGGATATGAATAGAGGCATTTAAGGAGGATAGAATGAAGGTAATTTATAAGACAGATGACGGAATGGAGTTTGAAGATAGGATTCAAGCCGAAAAGTATGAAAAACTTACAAAAGAGAAGCTTGTAATTGATAGTAAGGAGGAAGTAAAACTCATTCCAGTAAGTGAATTGAAAAACATTTTTGATGTCGGTTCTGTATGTAATTTGTTCTTTTATCTTAAGGACGAGGACGGAGATGTCGTGTTGGACGGTTGCTATGAAACCAATGATATTGATAATTCAGGACACTTGCACTGTACTGATTATGCACACGGTTTACTGGAATGGTCTGAAAAGGAAAAATCATATTACCGAACTGTACACGGATACTCATGGAAAGTTGAGCTGCTGGGTATATCAAAAGTAAGTTATAATTAAGGAGGGTAAAGTTGGAAGGTAAATACTTTAACAGATGGAACAGGCGGGAGTATACTCTTGTCAAAGACAAAGGTTCAACTGTAGTGTTAAGACGTGACAATGGAACTGAACTTGAGATAAATAAAAGTGAACTCAATTTCAGTTATACAATGAAAAAAGAAAAGTAAAAATATTTTTATTTTTCTGTTGACAAAATAAAATAAGTGTAATATAGTATAAGGGAAGTTAAGGGAAGGGAGTGCTTCAAAAGCCTGAGAGCCGACATGGAGATAAAATACGCATGTTCATAAAGGCTGCATGAACGGGTGGCATACGAAATAAGAGATGCGGTGAAGCACTCCCTTCCTTAAAACTTCATATACCATATACGGAGGTAATATTATGGCACAGACAAAAGGGACAAAGAAAATGGAAAAAGCTGTTATTGCAGAAGAAAAGAAGGAAGTAGGTTTTGGAGAACTGGAGCTCAAAATTGCAAAGCCTTCTTTGAACGCAGACAAGACACTTTCAATCTCAGGGAACTTTGAGGAGCTTGGTAACAAGATTCAGAGAGTCGTTGACAAGTACAAGAATGAAGTTCTTACGGAAGAGAACGTAGGCTACATCAAGAATCTTAAAAGCCAGTTTGTTTCCCTCCGCACCGGAATTGAGCGTGAACGTAAGGAATACAAGAAGGTTTACCTTGATCCAGCAACAAAGCTCATAAATGCCATGTGTGATGAGCTTCAGAAGATTGTAGCTGAAGGTGAAAACGCTCTGGGGGCGCAACTTGACGCTTACGACCAGAGAAGAAAAGATGAGCTTACTGTCATTCTGAACGAATACAAAGATGACGCTTCTCTTAAGCACAATCTCCGTGATGAATATAAAGACCAGATTCAGTTACTTGACAAATACTACAACAAGACCCAGAATGAAGAAGACTCTGCTGATGACATTGAACGTCAGGCAGCTGAGCTTGAAAAGAAGCAGAGGGAATATGATTCTGGTGTAGCCCTTATTACGGCAGAGTGTAATGACGCCGGGCTTTTGCCGGACTCTTACCTTCGTGAGCTTCAGTATAAGTCTGCTACGGAAATAATTCTTGAAATCAAGCAGGACAAAAAAACGGCAATGGAACTTAAAGCTAAGGAAGAAGCAGGTGAAAAGATTGTCATTGGTGAACCTGTAACAGAGGAAGTCAGGGAAAAGGTACTTCCTTCTAAAGCAGAAGAGCCTTTACGTACACGTGTGCTCAAGGTAACATATAAGGCAGAGCAGGCAAAGCTCATGGCTTCATTCTTCCGTGACAATAAAATTGCCTTTGAGTTTGTAAATTAAGGTGGGAGACATCGGTGGGAGGTGTGCACTGTCAGTGCATGTATATAAACTTAATGTAAGGAGGATACCGTGAAAAACTTTTTCAAAAACTTCTGGGTACAGTTTGTCGCATGGGGATTCATTATCCTTGGCACACTGGCTCTGATTCTTGGCGGAACTTCAGTGGAAGACATTGTAAAAGTTCCTGAATACGTTGTAGGGATTGTTGAAGCGGTAGGTCTTTTGATTGTATTCATTAAACAGATGCTTACAAAGAAAGACACCGCAGGAAAGTAAATGTTCCCTTGTTGTAGGGTTACAGTCTTGACAGACACTCGGAGAAATCTAAGGTGCACTTAAAGGGGGCTATGGGTATTAGTTTAGCACTCAAGGCTGTAACTTAAAGTTGGTGTGGCTTGTAAGGAACTTGGAAGAGACTTTATTGGAATTGAGCTTGATGAGGTATACTTTAAGATAGCTAAAGACAGAATTGAAACAACTTGACAAATAATACTTAGTATATTATATTGGGAATATCCCTCGTATGAGGGTATAAAATACAACGCTGGTCAGTTACCAGCAGATAGGAGAAACTTATGTCAGAAACAAAGAATCAGACAGAAGGAAAGGAAATCACTAAAGTAAGTGATGACGAATTGGCTGGACTTTTGGCTCAGAACCAGAAGCTTCAGGAAAAAGAAAACGAAGGTGAAGGAGTAAAGGCTGACTACCTTATCCTTGCAAAGACTGGAACAAAAGCTTTGCAGCGTTCACAGAAGGACTTGTACATTCAGGGTCTTCAGATTGGCGACATCTTCCTCCAGAAGGATAAAAAGATTCTGGGAGCTGAGATTAAGGTAGTACCACTCGCTTTCATTACTCTTTATCAGGAAAAAGAATCAGCAGCTCAGGACGCAAAGTTCTTCGGTATGTGGAACAAAGAACAGGCTGTAACATTCCCAGTTGCAGACGGTTCTTATTTCAACAGACAGCTACCTAACGGTCATATCCTTGTTCCAGTGAACTGGGTTATGGTAACAGTAATCGGACATCACGAAATTGAAAACGCAGTAATCGCTTTCAAGTCTACTGGTGCTCGTATCTGGAAGAAGTTCAAAGAGGACGCAAAATCACGTTCAGGTTCTTCAGCTACTCTTGTTTACAAGATTTTTGAAGAAGCTTATAACAACGATAAGTTTAACTGGACTGACTTTGGCTTTGAGTACGTTGAAAGCCTTCTTGAATCAGACAAAGAAGAAGCTCTTTACTGCTTGAAGAAATCAAACGCAATCCGTGAAGCTTACGAAAAAGCAACACTTGTAGGAAATCACGATGTTTCAGCTCTCACTGCTAAGAAACCGGCAGCACTTATTGAAGATGCTTCTGATGCTTCTGATGTAGAAGACGCTTCAGATGATGACATGGAAGACGCAGGCTTCTGAGACGAAAAATAATTAAAAATAGTCAGAGCAAGAGTATAAAAGCTCTTGCTCTTTTTTAGAAGATAATGTAATCTAAGATTATCTTGTTTTAAGAAGGAAAAGAGAATGAATAAAGAGTACAGTTCAAAGAATCGTCTTTACAGAATCTGGCTTAACATGAAACAACGATGTAACAATCCGAATAATAAAGATTATGCTCATTATGGTAACAGAGGAATAAAAGTCTGTACAGAGTGGGAGCACTCTTTTGATTCATTTAGAGACTGGGCTATTAAAAATGGATATGCTGCTGAGTTTACTCTTGATAGGAAAAATAATGACAGAGGATATTATCCTGATAATTGCCGCTGGGCTACAAGAAAAGAGCAAGTAAATAATAGAAGCAACAATCTTTCCTTTACTTACAAAGGAATTACTCATACACTTGCAGAATGGAGTGAGATTTATGGAATAAATGCTTCTACTCTGCATGATAGAGTTATGCGTTTAGGATATTCTTTTGAAGAAGCAATATCAAAGCCAATGCCTAAAATAATCAGGAGCTTAACTTACAAAGGTAAAACACAGAGCTTGATAGACTGGAGTAAAGAACTCAATATACCATACGGTACGTTGAAAAGCAGATTGAACAAACTGCACTGGACTGTAGAAGAAGCTTTGACTGGTGTAAAGAAGGAGGAGCAGTAACATGGTTTCAAATGTAATTGTATTGCGTTTCCTTACTGTTTTTAAGGGGAATACTTCTTTCTACAATAAAAATGAATTACCAAAAGTGAAGCCAGAAGGTGGAAAGTTTAAGACTAAAATAACAACAGTAAGAGAAAAACTTACAAAAGAAGAAATTGCAAGACATCTTGATGGTGAGATAGGAATTGGACTTTCACCTATATCTAATGACAATAAAGTATTCTATGCAGCTTTGGATATTGATTGTTATGATAGTAGGCTTGATAAAATGTTGGGCTTCATAAGAGAATATAACCTTCCTATGATTCCTTTCCGTAGTAAGTCAGGAGGTTTGCACGTTTATATATTCTTTACAAAAGCTGTTTCTGCTCGTTCAGCAAGAGAGTTATTAGAGGATATTATTTATTATTTTTCTCTTGAAGATATTTATGGAAAAGGAAAAGTTGAAATATTTCCTAAGCAGACAGACTTAAAGGAAGGTGCTTGTGGCAACTGCTTATGTTTACCTTATTTTAATGCAGAAGAAACATACAATCCAATGATTGATTGTGATAAGAACACCTATGGTATTGAAGAAGCTTTAGATTATGTTCAGAAACACATGACGACAATGGAGGACGTGAAAAATATTCTGAAGAATCTACCATTTTCAGACAGCCCGACTTGTTTACAGAAGATACTTCTTGCACATCTTATAGGAAGTGAGGATTCAGGAAGGAATAACTTTTTATTCTCTTTTGCCGTATATGCAAAAAAGAAATATGGAAACGGCTTTGAAACTTATGTTCAGGAAGTAAATAATGGATTTGAATGTCCTTTAGAAGATAGTGTTATAGACCAGATATGTAATTCTGTAAATAACAATGAGTATTACTATAAGTGTAAGGAACTCAGTTCTTATTGTGATAAGGCACACTGTAAGAAAAGAGAGTTTGGTCTCGGCATAAATGAAAATGGGAAATCACATTTTACTGGAGTAGAATATGGCACTTTAACTAGAGTTCTTTCTGCTGAACCTTACTATAAGTGGCTTTTACGCTTGCAAGGAACTGAGGAATGGAAGGAATGTATCTTTAAGGACGAAGCTTACCTTCTTGACCAGAAGAACTTCCAGAGAGTTTGTTTAAGGTATCTTAATTATGCTCCACGGAATGTTAGCCCTAATGATTGGAACAGCACATTAAATACGGTGCTTCCTAATATCAAAACAGAAGTTATTAAGAAGGAAAGCGATACTTCTGGAATGAACATGATAAGGAACGCTTTTCTGGACTATCTTTCAAACAAGCAGGCTCGCAGAGACAGCCCTTACCAGATACGTGTTGGACTTTGTGTACGTCAGGTTCAGAATGATTCTGTGAAATATTACTTCACCCACAATGGCTTCTTAGAATACCTTCGTACAAAGAAGATAAACTTCGATTACAGCATGTTGCGTGAGACGCTTAAAATGTTCGGAGCTAAAGAAGACACGTTGGTTTATACTAATTCTCAGGATGAAATAAAGAACTTCCCCTGCTGGTCTAAGACGGATGATGACGAGCTGGAGGAGGCATACAAGGGTAACAAGGAAATTGAGGAAGGAGATAAGAATAACCTCGGTACGATAGGTGTAAGTGAAGCTTCAGCAGCAGGCAAGAATGAAGTTCCGGTAGAAGAAAAGCCTTACACTGAAGCTGACTTAAAGGATGCTGAGAGTCTTTTCTAGGAGGTGAGTATGTTGCGAAAAGTGAATAAAGCTTTGCTTATTTCAGATGTTGCTGCCTTCTACGAAAACTATGGAGCTCTGGCTGAGGATATAGGTGTAAGCCTTCAGGTTGAACATGAATGGAACTCAAAGTATAGGGTAAATGCTGATGTTATTATTTTAGGGTCTAAGAATATTAAAAGCCTTAATGAGTCTTACTATCCTAAAACGGTTCTGATTTTGAAGGAAGATGAAAGTCCGGCTCCGTACATCAAAATGGGAATTGCAAGATTCATATTCAACTACAAGAATAAGTTCGAGCTTCTGACAGCGTTATTCAGACCAGATCCGGTTATTATTCATGATGTGGATTCAGATTATGATGATATAATCAAGACCAGTGAGGTGGTGGACTTCTGCTATGGAGATTACGACTTCAGGTTTGACAAGAGCCAGTTCAGGTACAGAGGTAAGCTGATTTACCTGACAGATTCTTCTAAGAAGTATCTGGCACAATGGCTTTTGGATGGACATAAGGATAATTCAAAAAGAATGATTTTATGTAATTTAAGAAAGAAGTTTGGTAAGGATTTTCTTTCTGATATAGATAGGTTTGGTCAGCTCAAAGGAGGAAAAAATGAGCAGCAAAACAAAGAAAGTAGCTAAGGAAGTTGTAACACGAAGAATTGAAACTGTTGTTCAGGTTCTGTCTATCATGGAAGAGGAAGCTCGGAAGATGAGCTGGTTTCAGCGTTTTAAGTTGAGCCAGAGTTTCTTATGGAAGAAGAACATTGACGCTTTCTTCCGGACAGCAAGCAAAAACAAGAAGAACTCTTAATAGGAGGAGATTAAAATGATTAGGATAAAGAGCGAAGCACCTGATAAATATACTTTTATTTGTGATACATACGAAGAAAAGAACTTTATAGATTTACACCAAAATGAATTGTTCGATAGGTTTATCAAAATGCGAACTAATAGTAAAATTAGGAACCTTGATGATCTTTATGAGAAAGCAACAGACTTAGAGTTTGGCAAGGCATCTATAAAGAACTTTTGGTATATGTCTAGTGGACTTGAATGGACATCAAGTGTCATTGGTGTATTTCAAGATTTTGTGAATAAGGAGTACAAATTCCTTCTAAAGGAGAAAGTAAATAAATGAATAAAGAAGAAAAAATGACATACGAAGAAATGGCAGAAGCATGGCTTGATATAAGATACTTAAAAGATATGGGTGTTAGAAAGCCTTGTAAAGAAGCTTTTCTTGCAGGACTTAAAGCAGGCAGACCAAAGTGGCATAAGATTTTTGAAGGTAAACCACCTTACAGTTATGAGTACTATGATTTACCACAAGACAGACTACCAAAAATTGAAAACTTCTACTTTGTTAAATTAAAAAATGGGTTCATTAAAATATGTGAACTCAAATATGACTCTTGGAGTAGAAAGAAGAAATTTCACGATTTGCACGGAGGAATACAAAGCAACGTAGCAGAGTGGCTAGATTATCCTACTTGTGATAAGGAGTAACTATGACATTAGAAGAAAGCATTGAGTTTGATGATAAATATACAAACGCTAAAATTAGAGGTTTAGATAAGACTGCTTATTTTGAATCTCACGGAAATAATGATACAGAAATCTGTAAAAAATGTATTCACGGAGATAATAAAGGTGGTTGTGTAACAAGGTACGAATCACCGTTTAATTCTTTTGGTTGTATCAAAAATAATCAATTTGCACCTATCGAGGAGAAATAAAATGTTTGAAATGACAGAAGAAGAGTATGAAGAGTGCGAGCAGGCAGAAAGGCAGAAGCACGATGACATGGTTAAGGAACTTACTTACGAAAAGAGCATGAAAGTAGATATAGAGGTAGAAGAAAAATGACAAGAAAGAAGTATAGAGTAATTGACCGTAACGAGAACTGCGTTCTCCTGGAGACAATAGAATCTCCGAAGAAATATAAGATACGTGATATTGAGAATGACGACATTATGATTACAGTTGATAAAGAGCAGGCGATGGAAGCGTTCAATAAATATGACATCGAAGAAGTTAGGGCAGAAAAACGTAGAATGTTTGAGAGTTGGCTAGAGGAGTTCTGCGAATAATGTTTGAAAACAAAGAAGTAAAGATTCTGCTTGCCAATGCTGGCACTGGCAAAACTAGAAGGTTGATTGAAGAAGTTTCAAAAGAGCTGGAAACAAGGCGACCAGAAGAGCTTGCCTTTGTTACCTTCACACGCAAAGGAGCAGAGGAAGGATTGAGACGTGTATGCTCTAAGCTCATGTTTGAGCCGGAAGACTTACCGTATTTCAGAACGCTGCACTCTCTGACTTTCCACGCTCTGAACCTTAAAGGAACACAGATGTTCGGAAGGTTAGACCAGCGTAAGTTCAATAAAGAGTTCGGGTACAATGTGAACCGCTGCGAGGTTGACACGGGAAAAGTATCTGCCACAACGGATTCACTTTACCTTGACTTCTACGACATGGAGCGTTCTGGAGCTTTGACAAGCAAGCAGCTTGCAGAAGCTGATATTGAGAAGGCTTACTATAATCAGATTGTACGGAACTATGAAGCTTATAAGGCAAGGGAAGAGAAGGTAGACTTCTTTGACTGCCTTATTAAGTACGTAGAGAAGGGAGAAGCTTTACCCGTAAAGGTAGCCATGATTGATGAAGCTCAGGACATTACTGCTTTGCAGTGGAAGGTTATAGATAAAGCCTTCAGAAAAGCTGAGAAAATCATCATAGCTGGAGACGACAAGCAGAGTATTTACTCTTATTCAGGAGCCCGTCCTGACTTTCTGATTCAGCTCTCAAAGCAGTTTCCGGTAGAACATCTTTCAAAGTCATACCGCATACCTTACTCCATTTATAAGCTCTCTGTTGCTATCACAAACTTTATTGGTGAGAAAACAGAGCAGAAGGCTGCGCCGAGAATGGAAAACGGAGAGGGGAGGATAATGCAGCTTAATAGTTTGGAGCGTATCTTGAACTTTCTTGATGAATCCTGCATTAAAGATGACCCGGATAAGACGGCATGGTATATTCTTTGTCGCAATAACTGTTTCTTGGAAGAGCCTAAGAAGGTTCTGGAGGAAGCTTTGATTCCTTACTGGACTGCTGACGGTTTCTTTATGGGCGGAGAGATTATGAAGCGTCTCAAAGACTATGAGAACTTCA